CGTGTATCCAATAATCATGAACTCTCTGTTTCTGACATGGCTGAAATTATCAACCAAGTCGCAGATTGTGATTGTAATACATGTGATTGTTGTAATGACCCGGAACTATTGGACAGATTATCAACTGTAGCCAGAATTCATAACACGAACTGCGTGTGTCTGTTGACTCGTTTTTATCAGGGATTTAAAACAGCCGATCTTTATGATATGACTAAGCAAATTAACAATACTTTGCCCTCTATCATTAAGAATCCTGAACTAAAACGACTAATCGACTCACACGCTCGTGTTTATGACAACGCTGTGTCTCGCCGCGCGACCTCAACTCGCATTGTAGGACATGGTGCTACATATGATGCTCGCCCACGAACTCGAATGGTAACAAAAATAGGAGCACAGGCCCCGGTATATGATAACCGTGTAACTATTAAGAAGAATACAGTCTTAGCTGCACAGAATCTATTGCCCGCTTTTGCCAAAATTGAACCAATCGAAAATACAATGGACATACAAACGGTACTCGCATGTAAAGGTTGTAATAACTGCTCCCCTATTGATGCTCAGCGATCTTTGCCTGAACAAGACAAAGGATCGATTGTCATTGCTAGAGATGTAGTATATCGTAATCTTTTCAGACTTACGGTCATATTGAACGACAACGGAACGGAAAAACGACGCGGATTTGGACAAATATTCATGTTAGGAGGTCGATTAGGTATGATACCGAAACACTTTCTTTCTGTGATGGAACACTATGTTGAAACCTTTGGTAGCGAAAATTGCCACTTTGTGTTGGAAAATTGTAGTAGTGCTATCTCACCGTTGATCCCATGCTCGGTTATTCTTGAACAAGAAAACCATGTAAAGGATCCTCGTAGAGATATTGCTATCGTACAACTACCTACAAATGTTGGTGGCTTTGCCCAAGCGTATAAACATATTATTGACGAACAAGACTTGGCCCGCGTATCTGATTCCCCGGCTATTTTGGCTAGGTACCAGAGCGCATCTGAACGCGACAAACGACAAGGAACAAATTACTATAGAGAAATCTTTTGGTTATCCACTGCTACTCCTGAAGACCATTTAGTAGAAAGCAATGTGCCAGAAGCTAATGTTATTGTTCAGAATCGTGGTTCTTACACATATCATGCTGTAACCTTTTTTGGTGATTGTGGCT